CCGTAATAGGTATTATTAAAAATAATATTTCTTGCGTGGTTTAAACTGTGTTCTATTAGAAATTTACCACTGGCGGGTTCGTCTTGGAGAAATTCTTTGCTTAAATTGACAATTAAGTAGTTAGCATTTTTTGAGTCCAACCATGAATTTAATAAAAATACATTTCGTAGTGCTTGTATCTGCGTCCATGCTGGATTTTCAAATCTAACAGCAGTTGGATCATTGTAAAAAGAAATACTCTCTATTCCGTGCAGTGATTGAATCATTTGATCTTTAATTTTGGCGCTGTTGACATCAAATACCCAACGATGATGAAAATAGGTACTGTCCTGACTTACTATTGCCAATCGAGGCAATGGTGGTATACCTATCAATAAAAAATCACGCTCCCAATTGTATTCTGCAGAATCACTGATTAACGCATGTATTACAGCGTCAAAGCTATTGCCCAAACGCGAATAATTATACACAGTGTCAACTTCTAATTCCCGAGCAGTTAACATCCAAAAGCTGTCTTGCGATTCAACACAATAATCTGGAGTGGTATAACTGTCTCCAAACACCCAAAGATTACGATATTTTTTTGACAATTTGCTTTTTCCTTAATTCAATCTTTATTCGACTTGACTCTCGAGCTTGCAGTATGGTTATTAGAGTGGCCAAGCGTCCATACTTAATTACAGCATCATTTACGTCTTTACAGTCGGGCCATTCGGGCATGCTCACGGACCATCCTAGTTCTACAGCACGATCTACCAGTTTCATGCCTGCGGCATCCTGGTCGGGTACAACAATGACTTCCCGGCCCAAACTACGAATCAACCGCACTTGTGCATCATTTACGTCGGCGTGTAGCACAGCCAGTCCATTGATGCTTAGTGCATCAAATACACCTTCCATTACCAACACATAATTCCATGCATCGCTTTGCAAGTCTGTGCCAAATACGTATCCTGGTTGTATGTCATTGATATATTTGGGCGTGCGATCATCTAAAAATCTTTGACAGTGCCCTACTATGCTATGATTATATGTAAATGGCACAATAACACTATCACGTCCAGTGGGCAACATTGGACGCATATAAGGATAATTCATTGGTACACATCTAGCCTGCAAATAATCTAATTCTTTGGTATTTTTCGCAGTTAATAGTTCTCCAAATGCTATTTCACGTTGTTCAAAGTGTATACCTTGTAATTCATTTGCAGTTTGTTGACGTTCACTTAACAGGCCTGCAATTGATTTATGCTTGAGACTTTCTAAGTTAATGCGTTCTATTTCTTCTTGAGGAACATTTAACCATGACAATAGTCTACGTGCTTTGTAACTTAGATTGCGTCCTAGAACAAAACTGGCAGTGTATCCACAGTTAAAACAGTGAAAACTCCAACCTTCGTCTGCGAGCTTTATGCCACCACGACTTCGTCGATCCTGGTTTTCACCATTGTGTACGCAACAAGGAGCATTAAAACTGATCCAGCCCGAACTAGACGTTTTGCGTTTTGCAGGTAAGAATTGTAAAATGTCTAGCATTCATACATTGTACATGATTCTATTAGGGAAATCAAGCGGTCTTTCATCAAACCATGCCCAATTTCATTTGGGTGACCGTCGGGTTTGATCAGCTCGCGTTTTTGGTTACCAGGGTGATCTCTAAACCATAGTGTCCAAGCAAATTCAGGTTCTGGCAGTGTAGGAGTATTGGCTACCGGTCTTTCTCCGGGCATGATATTGAACTGTATGGTAGGTATGCGATTTCTAGCACTGATGCCATCAAAAAACAACACAGCCTGCTGATAGTTTAATTTTTCCAATGCAGGACAAGTGGTCAATACTATTTCTTGTTTGATTAAATCACAAAAAGGCTGTGGTACCACACTGCTGCCAAAGTTGACCCATGAACTATGCACAAATTTGTTCCACGGAGGATCATTTGAGTAGTGTACATGATTGGGATTATAGTGGGTGATACGATTTGAATTGGTCAGGCCGACTAGAACCAAACACTCGTTTAACGGAACAGTTTCATGATCTAGCCACCATTGATACGTCCACTGGGTGCTGGTTAAACTGCCGCCGGGAATACCAAAGTTTTCATATGGCACACCATAATGTGTGCTCAACTGCCCTAGAAAACAATTGCGCTCACGATAAGGAGTATTTTGATCCCAGCAAAAATGTGCATCAGGATCTGTTTTTAGCAATTCTGGATCCAGTAATTCGTCACCGTAAGTCCACGAATCACCAAACCCAACAACCTTTTTAAATTTCATCTAGTAATTATTGACGAATCAACGATACTTTAAATTAACCACGTGTCCGGTTGTGATAATGACCTGAGCAGCTGACATAGTGGGCGGAACTGGGCGATACCCAGATCCTCCGGTGACCACAGAAATACTGGCAATTTGTCCATTGGCCACTGTGGCCACTGCTGAGGCTCCTGCACCTTCGCCCACAATTTCAATCAGTGGAGGAGCCTGATAGCCTTGTCCTGCGTTGACAATGCTGATGCCTGTGACCACACCATCTTCTACAGTGGCCGTGGCTTGACCAGCATAGCCCATGACCATGTTGCCATTTTCGCCAGTGGTATAAATTGAATTGTTGAAACACAAACGAATCAACGGATGCCAGCCCACAATGGTCATGTGTACTGTACCGGTTTCGTTTAGGTACTGTGTTGATTCTGTAATATTGTAAAATATACTTTGATAATTTTCAGCTGCCTGTGCTTTGATTGTGCCTGTGTAGCCTACCAAGTCAAATTGAATAGTGGTTATTGCACTCTGCGGTTCAATATAACTGGAATAAAACTCTGTTGATTGATATGGACTGTAGTTGTTTATGGGTGCTCCGCCTTGCAATGCCCAATCTGGGTAGTTGCTGGAACTAGAACCGCCGTAGCTGATCTGAGCTGTTAGATCAACAGTGGGTATGGTAAGTTCTGCGCTGGGCACAAATTCTGGATAGATACTGTCCACAATATCTACAGGAGCTGCGGCACCAGCTTGTGCATCGGTAAACACTGCTTCTGTCAAGTTGCCACTGGCACGACTGATACTGTAGTTTGCTGGTTGGGCTTGAATATAGTTTAGCTGATCAGCTGTCAGCGTGACCTTGGCTCTGCCCGCAGTAGCATTGATGATGACCATTTGCGTGGCATTCATCAGCTCTAAACCGTCTTGACTGATCAATCTAAAGATTAATGTGCTACCTGAAATATTCACAGGTTTTTGATCTTGGTTGATAAACTCAAATAATATGACATTATCAACACCTTTGTTTATGGTTAGTTTTTTTGCGTACACAGGGTCGTACCTCATAGTAAAGTAAGCACCACTGGTGTCAATCATTAATACTCTGGTTTTCTGCTGATATAAATACGCCGTGGTCGAATACATAGGAATCCTCTAACAATATTTATGGGCAATGACATCTTCTCAAAACTTGCTGACAAGTACCCTTTTATAACCCTGTGTGTCTACGCCTCCACAGAATACGTGGGCATTATTCAAAACAAAGATGATGCAATAACCACAATCTACGACTTTGGTAGCATACAGGATATGGAACTAAAGCGTCAATTCTTGGAATTGGCCAATGTTTGGTGGTGGGAAAGCAACAGATCTATACCCATTAATATATTCTTAAAAACTGAATGGGATCCATTTAAAAATTATCTAAAAACCTTTGTCAACAAAGATCTGGAAATTCTGCATGGTCCTGCTTGTAGTTTGATTGATATTGCTAGAAAAAAAAGCAAGCGTAAATCAATTACGCTGGTTCGACGGGTTGATTGAGCAAATTCATGTGTAGTGCAACCAGAGCCGCATAGCTTATGGCATGGGCTTTTTTGAATGTATAACCCCTGCTGTCATCACCGTCCCATACTGACTCAAACACTTCTGCCCAAGGGCGATTTTGCAAGTGAGCTTTGCCTGGTCTAATTATTGAAATAAAAGCAGCCATTCTAGGAATTGAATCTGGCTGCATTGTGGCCAATAATCCTGTATAGTTGCCAATGTGTGCCAACTGACTGGCCCAAGCACTATCTGTCCATAGTCTTGCCCAAGGTGGCTCTTGCGTTTGCATCAATTCATAATGCTCAGGGCTCTTTACTAGATTGTAAACAGTCATGTTAAGAAAGTCTATTTTAAAGTAGCCACGTTGCTCAGCTAGCTCATAGTCTATGGCCGCACACTGATGCACAGGATCATAAGGAATATCCGTGACATAAACACCCGAATTGTGTCTGCGTACTTGTCCTTGATGTAGCTGACGTGCTGGTATGCTGTCTATTAGTTTTAGTATGCTTTCTCTATCAGCAAAGTCAATGTCAATGTCTGCGCTCATTCTTGAACCAAGGCCTCTACTATGCGTAGTTGTTCTTCTGCTTGTTTAAACTTTTCGTAGGCGTCTCGAACAGCAGGATTCGTTGTTGCCATGGCCTTCCAGTTGCGTTCTTGTTCCATTTTTTTCTCTGCCCAGCGTAGAATTTCTTCTGCACTGCCACTCAGTGTAATTTGGGCACTGCCAGCACAATTGACCCAATTGTGGCCATCATACACTTCTATGCTACGAGTTGAAGGATTGAATCGCATTTGCCCGGCACTGAGTTCCGTGACATTGATGTAAGGGGCGCTGGAGTAGGTTTGCACATTAAGAAACTCGCTGCCGCCGTAGACTTGATTGATCATAACACAATTATAGCTATGATAGCAATATAAGTCAAATAGTGCAGAGTCTGATCCAGCCCAAACCAAACCCAAAAACGGTGATCTTCAATGGTCAGTCCATGACTCAAATTGGTTTTGGCCCAGTCAATGTGATAATGCACAAAGGTATCCATCAATGCCAGCGTCACTGCATCTTCTGGACGAGCAAATCCTACCAACACAAAAAATGTCAACAAGCCATGCAACAAAGCATGAGTCATACCGCCTTCGGCTCCGTAACGACCTTTGTCCTGCAACATAAAATCAAACTGCCAAAGGAAGTCAGCCAAAAAGTGTTTGATGCCAAACAATGCCAATAAAATAACAACAGTTTCCATTACCAACCTGCTTTCTTTAAAATATCTCTTGCATACTCTTGATCGGCCATGTAGTCTGAGAACTTCTTGGTCCATACTTCTGAGTCAATATAGGGCCAAACCATGGCCACTTGTGTGGCATCTAGTTCACTCAAAAACTTCAGCCCCGATTCGCAATTATACAACACCCAAGGACTGATGCGGCCGGTTGTGACAGCATAAGACAGGGTATTAGAGTTGCCATACCTCAAACAATCCTGTGCTGGATGTCCAGATTTTTCTGCCCAGTCCATGCTGTACTCAATTGCTCGGGCCAGTGCGTCGTCTACATGTTCTACTTTTAGATAGTCTAGCAAGTATTCAGTGTATACAGAATCTTTGCACCAATAGTCAATCTTTTTGTTTTGTTTCAGCAACCATTCAGTAAAGCGTGCTGGATTGATTGCTTTGATCGAAACGCAATATCGTCCAAATTTAGTAAATGCACGATAGAAACTGTTTTCTACAAAATGATCAAATGTTTTTAACTTTGCTGACCCTTGTGTTAGCTCATAGAACCGAATGTAGGCTTGAAATCCCAGTTGCACACCACGGTCATTTTGTTCTTGGTAACGACGTTTGGGCTCACACAGGTGAACCGCTAGAGTTGTTTCTTTAACGAAGTCCTTTTTGCAATACTTACATTGAAACATTATTTGTCGTTGCCGTGAGATCGAATATATTCGTCTAGTTCTTTTTTGGTAGTAATTTTAGCCAGCAGTTCTATTTCATCATTTTTCATGTTTGGAAATAACTCAGACAGTTGCTTTTTAAATCCTGATGCACCTGCTTCTTTCTTTTTAGGTGCAATCCAGTTATGACGATGTGTGCCCATGCCCGGACTCACTGCTGTGGCCATTAACCACTGTAGTTTAGGATGCTTGCTAAGTGCAAAAAAATGTTTGTTGAGATAATGATTGCAACTTTGTACATAGTACTCTTGCAATTCACGTGATCCGTTGATGCTGGATCCCCAACGTATCATCAAGAATGTTGAAAACTTCTTGCGTTCTTCTTCAGTTAAACTGTCGTAGAAGTCTCGATCCTTGCGATCAAACACTGACATTTCATTGGCTATGTTTAGTTTATCACTCATCTTTGGTTAACTCGTACAATACTTTAACACGATCCAGAGCTTGTTGTAAAGCAGGATTGGTCTTGGCTGCCAATCTGATTTCGTGCCATAGCTGATTTTCTTTGATGTCGTTTCTAACTGGATCGTAATCTTTGCCCGATTCATAACCCACTACAAATCTTTCTCGAGGATCTGCACCCTGTTCGCGGGCATAGACAATGCCATCGGCTCGTTCATAGATGTAAGTTGCACCTGGTTTCAGTGAGCCCATTTTTACCATGCCTTGTTGTAGTCTACAATTTCACAGTTGCGGCTGATGTCTTTGACAAAGTAAACACAGTCTGGTTTGTCTGAATCATCCAATGGCACACACAACATCTGTCCATTCTTTAGTTTAGGAGCATACCACGACACTTCTTGATACACGTCCACAATTTCAATGTCCGGAAAACTAGGGCGGAAACTGCTAAGTGGATTGAACTGAAATGCCTTGAATCCACGATCGTTGATACTGGTAAGTGGTAGCACTTCCAAGTCACCCAAGTCAGGCTCTCCAATCAGTATCTGCCAGTCCACGGGCATTTTGATCTTGTTGTTGCCAATGCGTAAGACCAATGCTGGCGCATTAAAACTTTCCAAGAAGATCAAAGGAATGTAGTGATAATCAGGATCAGCAGGTGTGCTGTTGTCTAGGATAGCAAAACGCATGTCATCTACTTCTTCGGGCAAATGATCAAGGTCAAAACTTTGGTTGTCTAAGGTTAATATTCTCATGTTTATATAATATATGATTGTTATTCAAAAGTCAAGTTATTTTATCTTCATCCACTCAAGTTTTTCCTGAGTAAACGGATACTTGGCTTCTTTGTAATACTGCTTGCGTTTGGTTAGATGTCGTTTGGCAAACTTACAGGTACTGGTTAGGTCCCAAATCTGCACAAAGTCTTTGTCTTCGGCTTTACGGATACCACGTCCTATTGACTGAATAACACGCACAAAACTCTTACCAGGTTCCACAAGCACAAGGTTGAATATGCGAGGAATATTAATACCAACGGCAGCCACTCCGTATGTTGCCACAATAATTTTATCGTCGACGTCAGCCACTTCATCATATTCTTCCTTTCGATCTTTTGCTTTGGTAGCACCCGATACAAACACAGCACGGTCTCCTAGTCGCTTAACTAGCTCTTGTCCAGCTGCCACACGATCCACTAGCACTAGAGTATTGCCTGTTTCGTTTACTCTAGCAATAACTTCGGCCATGGCATCTAGTCTACCACTCTCTTCTAGCAAATACTTTAGCTCACTTTGATAGTTTGAGTATTCCACATGGTCTTGAAACTGTACAATGTTTACATGACAGTTTGACAGGTGTCCCATTTCCTGTAGTTCGCTGGCTGCCAATCTTGAAATCACAGGACCAATACTGACATGCAAACTTTGAAACTCAAACATTTCTTTGGGCACAGTACCAGTTAGTCCCCAGCGAATGGGGATACGACTCATTACACCTGTTAGCAGTGTCTTTAATGCATCTGCTTTGGCCATGTGTACTTCGTCTACCATGACGCACACTACATCTTCAATGAACTCTGTAATGGTACAGTCTTCTGCAGCTGATCCTGCTTTGGTATTCTTAAGTAGGACGTTTAGGCTTTGCCAAGTACAAATAGTATGTGTACGACCCCACTCTTTTCTGTCGCCAAAGTACACACCCACATCCAAGCCCATGTTGCGATAGTCATCTTCTGTTTGTGTCACTAGACTTTTGTTTGGTACAATGACAATGGTACGTCCATATGGTTCACAGCGTTGACTCAGGGCTGCTGTCATGATTGTTTTACCGGCACCTGTGGCAATTTCTTGCAAGCACTGTGGATTCTTTAAAAAGTTATTGACAATGGCACACTGATAGTCACGCATCATCACAGGCTGTCCTGCTGCCGGATGTCCTTTGGGCCACTTGATATGACTAAAACTATCTTCTTGCACGGGCTCAAAATCAAACACAGTTGAGTACTCACGTTGATCGTCTAGCTCAATGTCGTAGTTGTATTCTTCTAGCACAGGAATAATTTCTGGCAACAGATTTACATAAGTGCTACCTCCTAACTGGAAATAGCTGACCTTGCCATCCCAACGTCCTAGACGTACCGCTGGAAGATATCTAGCATAGGGTACGTCGTATTTGAATTTGTTTACTAGAGCTTTGCGTACATCAAGTTCTAGTCCTTCTATCTTGATGTTTACTTCATCTCTAATGATAATGGTTGCTGTTCTCATTGTATATACACTCGGCTGACCTGTTGTTGTTGTTTTATTTCTTCGAGCAATTGTTCTCTAGGCATAGTTTCTATCAATTGTGCTACTGGAAAACGCAACGGTAATAGGCGCGGATCATCAAATTTGACATACCCACGCTTTTGAAAAAACTCTTGATGTGTGTTGTAGTACTGTTTCATGCCTGCTAATTTATTCTGTATTTCATCTGCCGAATCATCCCAGAACTTGACCACAAAGTCAGCACTGTAATAATCATAGGGCTTGAACATGTCGTCACTGATGTACTGGTCTCTGTCCGTGGCCAAATCCTCTAATGTTTTACCAATTTCACAGTAGTTCAAATACACAGTACCAAAGAATGAACACAGTGTTCCGTATTTTAGCATACTTTCTTGTGGAAGGTGTAGAGTTTTTGGCATGCCATACCATGTACACACAAATCTTGGCCGACTGCCTCGGGCTGTTGACTCGCATCTATGCACACCCAAATTTAATTCTGCAAGAGCTTGTCTAACTTCTGCTGGTGCGTTGGTCCAGTACTCGTTGGTTTGATCATCCAACATGCCATGGTAGCGTTCAAAAATGTTGTGTAGATAGTTCAAACAATCTTGATCATAACAGTTAGTGAACTCTTTTTCAATCACTGGTTGATAACGGTTGATTATAGCTATGCGTTGTTGTATATAACTTTCGGCACGATGTACCTCTGTTTCCAGCCCATCAAACCCATAAAATCTGTCAGGATGGTCCAAGGGGTAATCACCTCGATTGTCCATGCGTTCTTGCCACAATTTACTGAATGGATTATCTAATAGATCAAATTTGAGTGTGAGTGTTGGGAGTTCTATGTACAAGTGTGACATCATACAAGTATATACGATGCAAAAACAAAAGTCAAAAAAACCGGCACCTTTTTAGGGGTACCGGTGTAAAATGGGCAGTAAAGATACTGCCCAGGAGCTAACTGTTAATCGCTTGCTAACAAAATCATCGTAGCCAATATCACGGCCCAACCTGGGTGTCCTAATAAGACTAACATTACGACACCCAGCCAAGCCATGTTAGGCACCTACCTTCATACAAGTAATCTTGGCCATGTCTTTCCAACGAAGTGCAAAGCTCTTACGCAACTGACCAATCTTGATTGCCATACGCAAACTTACTTCACGCAAGGAGTTCTTGTGTTCTTCCATGAACTCAATTACTTCTGTTTCTGCTTCTTTGTCCAAGTCCATGTTTTCAAACAATGCACCGTCTGAAGCAATTTGTTTGATACGCAAGATCTTGTCACGCATTGTGTCCAATGTTAGATCAAGATAGTGACAGCGCGATTGTAATGCGTCCAAGT